GCGGTTCGATGAGCCAAGCTCCAACGCTATGATGTGCGCCGCCGCTGCTGAATCAGAAGATGTTGAGAGAATCAAGAAAGAGCTGGAAGACACCAAGGAGGAGCTGGAGCGCTTGCGGAAATTTCATTCTGAGATGGTGTTGGGGATTTATGCATTTTTAGAAGACTCTGAAGTTGAGAGGCCAACGGCTGGAGACTATCCAGACCCGAAAGACTATCACCCCGATGAACCCAACGGCCATTTCCCCCCGAGTCTCATGGCTAAACTTGAAAGGGCGCAGCTCCTTGTTGACCATCCGGTGAGGCTTTCAGTCGGTGGCCCAAGTAAGACGGTAAAAGAGGCTTACATCGGCGATGCATCTTGCCTGGGTTTTGATGTGGCGGTGTACGGTTCCGAGTTGGTGGTGATTGATTTTACAGACAACACCTGGATGGCGTTTGATGATTTGATGAGGGGGGTAAAGTAGTGCCAGCTTTTAGCGAAAAAGAACTAAAGAAGTTAGCGCGTATCTGGTGGGGTTGGCTCCAGTCTTTCGAGGCTGGGGCTCCTTCTTCTCATGCTGTACGGGTTGCCACGTTTAAGGGCTTAGAGTCTGAAACCGGGCGAAGCTGGAAATCTTACGAGTATAAAACTTTCGAGTTTTCCGCCTGTGCTGCATGGCTTGGGGTTGGGCCTGTTATGGGCTTTCCGGGCTGCCCTTCACAAAAGGACAAGCAAGAACAAGCACCGGATGGGGTTGAGTTCGAGGGGGTGGGTTTTCTGCGCTGGCATGGGAACCGCTCCGCAACACGTAAAGCCGTGGAAGATGTAGCACGGGAAAATAACAAAGAATTAAAGCCGCTGATTCGAGCGGGGAAGGTGAAGAAATGACAAGGATAGGATTACCATATTTTAAGACATTAACAGATGCATATAAGTACTATGCTCCTCTTGGGCTAAACTGTGACGAAGTAGCCTATAAGATTAATCGGGGAGAAATTCACATAGGAAAGCCGCAAGTCAATGCGGGCGAGGTGCTCGGAATTGATTTAGACAAGCGCTATTACGTGGAAAAGGTGGTGAAAAAATGAGCAAAATCACTTACATCAACCCAACACGGGCAAAACGAGACCCCTTATGGTGGCACGATAGGGGTCTCCAGCAAACTGCGAGCGGGTACGGTAGCAAGCTTACGACGCCATACAAGGCGGAGCATAACGGGCGGTTCTATCGGGTTTACTGCATTTGTTGGAGTAATGCCGGTTCTCTTTACATTATCAGCAAGGGACAAAAGCTATATATTCGGGTGATGCCTGAAGTGGGGGGGAATGATGAGTAAAGAATCAATCGCATCGGGCAAGCTCCGAGGGACCAAAAAGAAAGTTCAGCCAAAGCCGAAGCGCTTTGAGGTGGGGGATTGGGTTGTCTTTGGCTGGCCAATTGGTAGACAAGTCCAGATTGTCGAGGTTGGGACGGTTCAACCGCTTCGATACAAAGTGTCTTACTATACCCGTGATGAAAGAAAACGGGCTGAAATGTGGGTGGATTGGACCGATTTAGCATCGCGCTAGCACCGCACGAAAGAAAAGTTTCATACATGCCCCGCACGGTTTCGATCATGCGGGGCTTTTTTTTTGCTGTGAAGCATGCATGAAGACATGCCAGCATCGCGCAAGCCATGCACGAAACATGTAGTGAAAAGCGGTTGTTTTGATGTCTAAACCCTAACAGGATGCCTCTAGTGTAGATTTCATGTAGTGAAAGACAATAATACAAAAGAGTTTGCAATGGGGCCTGATAGGGCTTGCACAAAAGTTTGGGCCGATTTTCGGTAGTTCATACATGGTAGACAACTCGCCCGATGATGTGAGACTGTAAAAGTGAATTCTTTGGGGCTGGACACATTGCAGACTTAATCCAACCCTATTTGTGGTGTGTCCAGCCTATTTTATCCCCTTGGAATCAATTCTCCGGCTTCCGTGGTGCTTTTATCGGCGCCACTGGTGATGATTTATTGCTGGCCGAAGTCAGGGCGATAGATTTTTATCTATTTTGATAGATTTTTATCTATTTTTTATCCCGCGCGCGTAAAATGCGCGCGTTAGATGCTATGCTCGAGACGCTCGAGACCTGTGGCGTTGTTTTTCCGTGGCTGGTGCGTGGTTTGTGCGTGGCTGGCCGTAAAGAGCTCACAGGTGCCGAAGGTCATTCGGTGGCCGTAATTCGGTGAAATGGTCTATTTCCGACACCCCCCAGAGTATCAAGGTGGTACCTTCCCGGCATGGTCACCCGTCGTTTATTCTGTAGATGTCGACCGCAACCGAATAAGCCAAACGAGCGCAACCCCTTGACCTGAATAGGTAAAAAATCATTGTTTTTTGTGCGGCGTTGCGGCGTACTTTCCGAAAACAATTCGGAGGGGGGGGTGCCCCCGCGCCGGGCTTTTCCCTTTTTTATTAATTACCCTCACACTCACTCCCCCCAAAGTGCATTTGACGCAATGCGTTGTTGATTCCACTTTTATATTTATTTAATAAATCGCCACGGGGGATGTGCTTAATAAAACGAGCTCTGTAGGCCGACCGGCTAACCCCGTCCACTTGTTTTTATTCAGGGTCCAGCGTATCCTTTGCTCAACAGGAGATGGGGCATGGCAGAATATGTTAAAACGGTAGTTTCGGCGCTTTCTAGTAGATCTTCGGACTACTCAAGCCCTCATGTGTTTCTAAACGAGGCTACCCAGACCCAGACCGATGAAAAGGTTGTCCGTGTCGATGGTCGGCTTGAGGCGAACACTTCGCTTGGAACTAGTACCCTTTACAACGCTTACGACTTCTACAACCTGTCCCTTCAAGGCTTAACCAGGATAAACACTTTTATTTTGCACAACCGTTCGGACAGCGAAATGTTGCTTCAGTACTACCGCCTAATTGCTGACCTTAGCGGCAGCACTATCGGCAACTGTGTTTTTGCTAGTAATAACCAAATTACAACGGCGGCTAATGGTCTTAAAAAAGCCGATTTTATTGACGGTGACGGCAAAGGCTCTACTCACCTTAATGTTTACGGTGCCAAGTCCTCCGACAACAACGACCTAGCCCGCATTACCAGCTTTGCAAGCGCCGTAAGCGGCACCGACCGCGTAACTGTTTCAGGAACCCCTTTTGGAACAAATGAAACAGATGACAGCGGAACTATTGGTATTCAATTCTTTTCTTTGGACAATATGTTTGTGCCTGCTGGGGGTATCGTGTCGTTGCCCGGTCAACTTGCCAAAATTAAAGGTAACGTAAATCCTTACGAAATTTCTATTACCTCTGGCTTTACCGGTTTAAACTCTAGCACCGCTGTTACTTCAGCTCAGGACTACACTCTGTTTATGTCGGGAACTGTCGGATAAGATTTTAAAATGTTGCAGGAATTTTTATGTCGAAGAAGATTTATATGGGGAAGAGTCTTGAGGTCCGGTACGATGAGGCCTGTAAGACTAAGGGCGGCAAACTTGACCGCCGAGAAATTTTAGAACTCGCTGAGCAGGACCTTGAAACCGAGGGGTCTAGAGTTCAGATAAACAAGCGCCAGGCAGACCTAATCGATATTCGGGTTATGCCAAGCCTTCACAGCATCATGGAAAACGCCCTTGCGGTGATTGATTCCGAAGTACGGCACCATCTCAGGGTTTCTACTTCTAGCAGCGGCCTTGACCGCCAACAGGTGCATTCTTTTGGTCAAATGACCCGTTCACTAGCCCAAATTGTCGGTATCGAGAAAGAGCTCAAGGAGCAGTCTGACCTAGACGCCATGAGTGATGCCGATTTAATCAAGCTGGCCGAGATGACAAGCAACAGATTAAAGGATGGCGATAAATGACCATTGAAGCGGCGCCACCATACAACCCTATGATGCATAACGAGCGTTTGCCGGTCTATATTCGCCTAGCAGACCAAGGGGATTCGAGTTTTGTCTACAAAAGCTGGTTAGATGCTTGGTGGGTCCAAAATAAAGACCAGTATCAGCCCCTTTTCTTTAAATCCCATCGAGAAGTCATAAAAAACCTCATGGAAAACTCGATTACGGTTATTGCGTGCTCAAGTGAAGACCCGAACTTAATTTTTGGCTGGGTTTGCGGTGTACGGACTAAAAATAATCGTTTTATCGTTCATTTTGCTTACACCAAGAAATCGTTACGAAAATTTGGGCTGTGCAAGGCCCTTTTAGGCTTTTTTGAGCACGAGAAGGGCGAACCTATCCTCTGTAGTCATAAAAGTTTTATATTCAAAGACTTAAAGCAGCCCTATAATCTGTTTTATGTCCCAAACCTCCAAAGACCAGAAGGCTTGGAGAAGATTGAGAGTGAAGAATGGAGATTGTAGGAGTACAGCTCACGGAGTCGGCCAGAAGCGTCTTAAATAAAAGCTTTTTAGCTTCCGACCACTATGATTTGTCTTTTGAAAAAGTAGAAGGCGTTTTGGGGGTCCGTATTGTCGACAAAAAGAAAGGTTCTTACTGGTTGCCAATGAGTTCTATTTCTTGGTGCCGGACAAAAGGCAAAGCTGCCCCGAAAAAAGGTCGGCCTAAAAAGGTAACGGATGCCAAAGCAGCCTGAGTCATACGCCTCTCGCCAGGTTCTAAAGGAGTTTGTTAAGCGCTTTGGTGATGCCAATGCCCTTAAAGAAGAAAGCGCTGCGTCAAAAGACCGCAGTTATCGTTGGCAAGAAGATTTGTTTGAGCACCAGCTTGCGTTTATTAACGACCCTTCTTCTTTTAAAACAGCCCTATGCTCCCGGCGAGCTGGCAAGACTTACGCTAGCTGCTACTACTTAATTGAAACGGCATCTAAACATCCTGACTCATTGTCGGCCTACATCGCACTTACACGCACAAGTGCTAAGCGCCTAATGTGGATGGAGCTTAAAAGGGCAAACCGAAAATACCACATAGGAATGCGGTTTAATAACTCAGAGCTCGTGGCGACACTGCCCAACAACAGCCAGATAATCTTAACAGGTGCAAACGACGAAGCTGATATCGATAAGCTTCGTGGGTCTGCTTACCGTCTAGTCATTCTTGACGAAGCTGCGAGTTTTGGTGCCCACATGGAAGAGCTGGTCCAGGAAGTTCTTGAGCCTGCGCTTATTGACCATAACGGTACGCTGGCAATGATTGGAACGCCTAACGCTTCATGTAGCGGCATGTTTTTTCATGCAACGACAAACCCTGCATTTGGCTACAGTAACCACCATTGGACCATTATGGACAACCCGCACATACCTCACGCCAAGGACTGGCTTGAAAAGCGTATGCGCCAAAAGAAGTGGGACGACACAAACCCGGTTTATCTCCGAGAATGGCGAGGCCAATGGATTAGGTCTGAAGACTCCTTGGTTTACAAATACTCTGAAGAAAAGAATTTTTACGATGAGGTGCCTTACCATGAGTACGATTTTGATTTTATTCTGGGTGTGGATTTAGGTTACGAAGATGCCACGGCTTTTGTAGTTGGAGCGTATAGCCCCGAACTGCCTTATTTTTTCGTGGTAGACACTTTTAAGCAGTCCAAGATGCTGCCTTCTGAAATTGCTCTAAAAATTCAAGAATACAATGAGATGTATAATTTTACGTCTATCGTGGCAGATACCGGCGGCTTGGGTAAATCCATCGTGGAAGAGTTTAGGCAGCGCTGGGCCTTGCCTATTAAGGCAGCAGAAAAACGAAATAAGGCCGCCTACATTGAACTTATGAACTCAGATTTAGCTTCTGGAAATATTTTAGTAAATGAGTTGTCAGATTTAGTGGACGAATGGCGTCTACTACAATGGGACGAGGACCGCCGCAAAGAAGATGGTAGGTTTGACAACCACCTATCTGATGCCTGCCTGTACGCCTGGCGAGAGTCTAAGCACTTTACTCACGAAGAAGAATTATTGCCGCCCCAGATGGGAAGCCCCGAGTTTCACAAAGAATGGGAGCAAAAGTATTGGGCCGGAGTTGCTGATAAAATTGAAGACACCAGCGAGGAAGGGACGGGTACGCCTGAATGGATGATGAACTAAGGGAAGCTGCCGAGTTTGCAAAATCAATCGGCGCCACAAACATTACTTATGAAACGCCAAACGGAAAAATCTCAGTAACTTTTCCTCCTCCTCTTCCAGAGGTAGGGTTTGCTATTCCTGAGAATTACCGCGAAACTACGCCTAGCGCTGAAGAGATTGATGAATCTCTCCTGTTTTACTCTTCTGGAGGATGATGATGGATTACTGGTGGTCAGAAAAAAGCGACGTTCACGATAGCGTTATTAGTAAATTCAACTCAATCAAAGAAGACCAAGACTATCGAGAAGACTACAACCTGAAGCATTTGCGGCTTTACGGTAATTATTACAGTGCGGGATTATCTAGCTCGAATTACTCCAGGATGAAAAGCGCTGCAATGCGTCACAGGGTAACCCTAAACGTTGTCCAATCAATGTGTGACACGGTGACCGCCAAGATTGCAAAAAACCGCCCTCGGGCTACGTTTTTAACAAGCGGCGGAGATTATAAAATGCAGCGCAAGGCTAAGCTATTAGAGCGGTTTTGTGACGGTCAATTTTACTCCACTGGTATCTACAACGTGGCGCCGAAGGTTTTTCTTGATGCTTGCGTGTTTGGCACTGGCGCGATGAAGATTTACGAGCACGACGGCAAGATTAAAGTCGAGCGCATTTTTCCAAACGAGCTTGTTGTAGATGATAGAGAGTCTGTTTACGGCAATCCTCGCCAACTTTTCCAAGTCAAATACGTTGACCGCGACGTGTTAAACAATCTTTACCCGGAGCATCGAGATGCCATTTATGCGGCTCCTGCTCCAGAAGATGACGGAAGAGGCTATGATGAATCGAACCAGATCGTGTGCATCGAAGCTTGGCACTTACCTAGTGGTGAGGGAGCCGGAGACGGACGCCACGTTATTTGCATTGATGGCGCTACGCTGCTCGACGAACCGTATGAGCGCGATTACTTTCCGTTCGTGTTTATCCGATGGACTGAACGCCTTCTCGGCTTCTACGGGCAAGGGCTCGCTGAACAACTAACCGGCATACAACTGGAAATTAATAAATTGTTATTTAATATCCAGGAACAGATGCACCTGGCAAAGCCAAAGGTTTTTGTTGAGGCGGGTTCTAAAATTGCCAAAGCTCACCTAAACAATGAAACTTGGGGTGTTATTGAATACAGGGGTACGCCACCGCAGTTTTTTGTTCCTCGAACAGTTTCGGGTGAAATATTTAGTCACTTAGACCGGTTATTTAATCGTGCCTATGAAATCACTGGCGTTTCTCAGCTCGCTGCACAGTCAAGAAAGCCTGCTGGCCTAGAGTCCGGCGTAGCTCTTCGTGAGTTTCAAGACATTGAGACTGAGCGTTTTATGATTACGGCACAGCAATATGAAAAAGCATTTCTGGATGCAGCGCGTCAGATGATTGACCTAGCGCGTGAAGTTGCAGCAAGGGGAGACTCTTACGAGGTCATTAGTCACGGCGATAAGAACATTGAGAAAATAAAGTGGAAAGACATCAATCTAAAAGAAGACCAGTATGTCATGAAGATTTATCCAACCTCTTTGCTGCCGACAACGCCTGCCGCTAAGCTGCAAAAAGTCATTGAGATGCTGCAAGCTGGAATGCTTAGCCAGGAAGAATCTCGAGGTTTGCTTGATTATCCAGATATTGAAGCAGTCAACAGCATGGCAACAGCCGCACGCGATGACGTAAATATGCTTATTGAGCAGATGCTTGAAAAGGGCGAGTACATTCCGCCTGAGCCGTTTAGTAACCTAGAGCTCAGCGTTAAGCTTATGCAATCAGCGTATCTTCGAGCGAAAATCAATAAAGTGCCTGAAGAGAGGCTTGATTTACTTCGACGATATATCGAGGAGTGCATCAATTTAATTACGCAAATGCAGCAAGCCGCGCAGCAGCAAGCTATGGCGGCAATGGCTCCGCAGCAAGCACAACAAGCTCAGCCAGCAGCACCAACCGAGCCTAGCGGGGCAACTCCCGCAGGGATGACGGATGAAATGATTATGGAAGAAGCAGCCGCCGCCGCAGAAGGTGAGCAAGCTGCTATGCCGATGTAGGAGAAATTATGAGTGAAAATGCAGAAATTGCTCAAGAAATTGCAGTAGAACAAGAAACAGTTGCAGAGGAAACAGCCACAGAGCAGGCACCGGTAGAAGAAAAAGGACCGGGACGCTCAGAATACGTTACGCATTTTGCGGCTATAGCAAAAAAAGAAGCCGCATTGCAGGATATCGCCAAGCAAGCCAAAGCAACTCAGGCAGAAAACGAGCAGCTAAGGCAAGAAATTGAACAAATTAAAGCAGCGCGAAGCCTGGCAAAGACTGACCCAGTTAAGTTCTTGCAAGAATCAGGGCTTACAATGGAAGAGCTTTTACACCAAGACCTAAATGGTGATCTCCCGGTAGAAACAAAGCTTTCTAGGCGAATTGAGGCTCTTGAAAAACAAAATGCCGACTTACTAAAGCAGCGCGAAGAAGAAATGACGCAGCGCGAGGCAAAAAAAGAAGAAACGGAATGGAAGTCATTTGTTGACCAAGTGACGGAATTTGTGGACAATGATCCCAGCTACGAACTTATTCGTGCCGGAGGTATGCAATGGATGGTTCCCCAGTTAATGCGGGAATTTTACCAGAAGCAGGGGCAGCAAATCACTGCCACTCAGGCGGCGAATTTGGTCGAAGAAAGTCTTGAGGAGTCGCTGGAGGGTTATCTCAAGGCTGAAAAGTTGCAGAAGAAGTATGGGCTCAAAGAGCTAACATCGGAGTCGCAGGATACGCCGGTTGATGACGCAGGGGAAGTTGAGCCAACAAAAAGAGCTCAGCAAAAACCAAAGACACTGACAAATCAACTTGTTTCAGGAACAAGTGAGAAAGAGACAGGTATGCTTTCTCGCGAACAATCCCTGGAGCGTATTGCGCGTATGATAGACGCAGCAGGATAAGGTAACTTACGATGGCAGCATTAGAATTGGGTGCGGGAAACAGCACAACCAGGACAGTATATAATATCGACGGTGCTCTAAAGGAGCACTATAAGCCGCAGCGCATCAAAGAGATGACGTACAAGAACAACCCTCTGCTGGCCTTAATGCCTAAGTATGAGAAGTTTGGCGGCGAAAACATGCCGATTCCAATCATTCTTACTGGGCCGCAGCGTCGAAGCGCGGATTTTTCATCCGGCCAAGGAAACTCTTCTACGTCTGAAATTCGTCAGTTTTTGCTGACTCGGGCAAAAGATTATTCTTTCGCTCAGATTTCACACGAGGCCATTCGTGCAAGTGCTTCAAACACTGATGCATTTGTTCGCTACGCCACAATGGAAATCGACGGCGCTATTCACAGTCTCAAGCGTTCACTTGCTGTAGCAATGTATCGCGATGGCACTGGTTCTATCGGCACAGTTGCTGGACACAACGCTGCCGGGGCTGACCCTGACGGTTCTTTGACTACTATTTACGTGGCAAACGCCGAGGACATCACCAACTTTGAAGTTGGAATGAAGATTGAGTTTTATGCAAACTCTGGCGGCGCTCCTAGCGGCAGTGCTCGCGGCAGTACAACTGCTACCATTGCAAAAGTAGACCGAGGCGGCACACAGCCATTTATTACGTTTAGCGCAACAACTCATGCTGACATTGCCGTAGGTGACCACTTGGTCCAGTACGGCGACAAAGACGCTAAGATGAAGGGCCTTGACTCTTGGGTTCCTTCTTCAACGCCTTCGGCAACAGCGCACTTTGGCGTTGACCGTACAGCCGACCCAACTCGTTTAGGCGGTGTTCGTTTTGACGGCTCAGCTCTTCCAATCGAAGAGGCTCTTATCGGTGGTGCTTCAGAGATTGCCCGAGAAGGCGGCGCTCCTGACCACATCTTTATGGACTTTGCGAGCTACGCAAACCTTGAAAAAGCCCTTGGGTCTAAGGTGCAGTATGACAAAGTATCATCTAACGATGCTGATGTTGGCTTTGACGCTCTTGTGGTTAACGGTCCTCGCGGTCGAATGAAGGTTATTCCTGACCACAACTGTCAGCCTAACGTTGCATGGATGCTTCAGTTGGATACTTGGTGCCTCAACTCACTTGGTGCGGCGCCTCAAATCCTTAACGCTGATGATGCCGGTCAGATGCTCCGCGTGTACAATGCAGATGCGTATGAGGTGCGCGTTGGTTTTTACGGGAACGTATCTTGTAACGCTCCTGGCTATAACTGCCGCGTAACATTGGCATAATTCAGACTCAGAGAGGAGATTGAGTTATGGCGAATAGAGATTTTAAAGATGTTCAGGCACTTGAACGCGCTGTCGTTATTATTGGTGGGCGCATTGCGTTTACCAATGGCACAATGACAGGAGTATCTGAAGGCGCTGGCTTCACATGCTCCAACATTAGTTCTGGTGTTTTTACAGTTACACTTGATGATAAGTACAGCGACCTTTTGTACTGCGACGCTCATGTTATCGGAACCGGTGGCCCTGAGCGTTACATCGAATGCACGGCGCACGATGTATCGAGCGCAAAAACGCTGTCATTTGTTTGTAATGACCAGGGTGATAACGATGTTACTGGCGACAGTGACAACGACCAGGAAATTCAATTTATTGCGTTCCTGAAAAACAGCAGTGTAACTTGATATGAAGCCTGACGGATTATCAGTTCTTGTCTTGGAAAAGGCGAGAAAAAAGTTTGGGGAGCCTGAAGAGGCAAGTGGCGAAGAAGAGAAATCTGCTCCATCGTTTGCCATAAGTGAGGCTTCCCAGAAAGTACATGCGGCTTTTAAGGGTGATGACGCAAACGCACTAGGCCAAGCGCTTGGTGAGTTTTTTGACATCTACTCTTCCAGGTCCAAGTCTTAAGTTGGAGGGGGGCTTCGGCCCCCTTCTTTTTAGGGGGGATTAGCTGTGGCATCTTTTACAGAAGAAACCCTGAGAACCCGTACCCGCCGAATGGCGGATATGGAAAATTCCACCTTTATCACTGACGCTGAGCTGCGAGATTATATCAATGCAGCAATTGCAGAGCTGCACGATATCGTTGTTGAGAAATACGAGGACTATTATTTAAAAACCTCGACCTCAATGGACCTTTCAACTGGTGATACTTTTGACCTTCCAAACGACTTTTACAAGGCTTTAGGCGTAGACCTTGATGTTGGTGGGAACACTTACAGTATTGCAAACTACTCGTTTCAAGAAAGAAACCGGCACAATACCACGGCTTATTCTGGTGACCGCCTGTACGCTCACACCCAGTACCACATTCAGGGTGACAGCATTAAGTTTATTCCGACAAGTAGCAGCGGCACGGCATTGCTTTATTATGTTCCAGTAGCCACTCAGTTTTCTGGTCCTGATTTTAGCAACAAAGAAATTAAATCGATTATTCCTGGATACGAAGATTATGTCTGCGTTACGGCCACGATTGCTTGCTTGATGAAAGAGGAAAGCGATACACGTATCCACATGGCAAGAAAAGCTGAGATTCGAGCAAGAATTGAATCTTCAGCAGGAAAGCGAAACGCTGGTGATTCCTACGCTATTACGGATATAGACGTTGGTCGTGGCGCCGGAATGGATTTTCATTATTGAGGTGAACTATGGCAACTCGCCTTTCAGAACAATCCAGCTTTCCAGCCGAATCAAGTGAATCGGAATTAAGTCGCAGCGCCGATAGAGAAGCCTTAAGGAGTATTCGTGATGTCGAAATCCTTAACGGCAAGCTTGTTTCTGACCTAGCAGTGACAACGACTACGCAACGATTTCTGCATAATCTTGGCCGAGCTTATCGCGGATTTCTTGTTACCAAAAAAAATTCTGATAAGCATGTTTATGTTGACGACACTGTGGACGCAGACAAAGAAAAGTTTATTGTCCTAAAATCGGACGGCGCTGTTACAGCCAGCTTGTGGGTGTTTTAATGGTTCTTAAGAAACAAACTCTCACGTTTCCTTTTGGGAAAGGTCTGAACGACAAAGTATCAGACAAGGTTTTACCTGTAGGTGAGCTTACAGAGGCTAAAAACGTTGTTTTTGACAAAGTAGGAAAAGTCTCAAAACGAGGCGGGTTTGTTCGAGAAGTCAACACCGTGGCCTACAGTAACGATAGCTTAGGGTCAAGTTTATCGGATGCTAACTATGGAACAGAATATAACGGTGAAGTTCTTATAGGCAGCAAGCGTCGATTGTTTGGGCGTTCGAGCTCTAACTTAAGTGACCGCTACATCGACAAGGGTGCTCTTGTTCCTTGCGAGGTCGAGAATAAGTTTTTATTCAGAAACGACAACTACAAAACCAGTCCAGTACAGGTTGGTTACGTCTACTCCGGCTCTGTGCCTACCTTCATGGTTTGCACCTATGTTCGATGGGCTTTTGGAAGCTCGACCAATTACACCATTATTGCCGAAGTAAGAGACGCCACCACTGAAGCGCTTATTTACGAGCAAGCAATTACAAACATAACGATAGAAACAGCCAGCACTCAAACAAACAGGCTTTATCGTGTCCCTGATCCGCATGTATGCGTTTTAGGAACTAAGGCGTTTATTTTGTACATGGAACCCCAGCAAGGAACTGGCGCAACAAAGGTAAGGTATTCAGGTATCGACCTTACAAGCGCCACGAGCGCAGGGCACACTTTTGATACTGCCGGAAACCAGTTTCAAGCTGCTGCCGATCTTGGTTCTTTTACAGCGTCGTACCATAGGCCAATGTTTTCAGCAGATGTTGCAACCTCAGCAGGCAATGCCACGGTTGCGGCAGAAAGTGTTACATCAGCCATAATTGCAGGCAGTCTGTTTAGCTCAAATCTTGATGTCCACACGTTTACCGATGCCACTTGTGACACCACAAGCGGGAGCAGAAATGTTGATATGGATTCAACGCTGGGGTTAATGGTGGGCGACGGAGTGAGCGGCACCGGTATTCCAGCAGGGGCTACTGTGGCAGCAATAACAGACACTGATACGTTTGTTTTGTCGGCTAACGCAACCGCTACAAACACTAACACCACATTAACGTTTAGCCGAGGCAGAGACGAAACAGCAGTAAACGGCGGTCTTCGTTTTGAATATTTTAAATGCACCTCTGGAACAACGCTAACGTCTTTCGGCGCCACGACAAGCTTTGATGTGGGAAATAGCGGGGTAGGCTCATCAGGCAATGCTGAAGCCTTGCCTGTTATGGCAACTGACGATGCAGTAACGCCAGGGTTTTCCTTAAAGGCTATTAATGACGCAACGCCTGCAAATGGTCAGATATTTTATGCGGTAACAAATTATGCCGCTTCTGGTTCAAAAATAAAACAAAAGTTTGCTTTGCTCGACCATGACCTTGGGAGCCAAAACGCTACAATGCAGGCAAGCAATGAAGGTTTTTTGTTGAGAGCTTCGGCCTACGCTGAAAACAGCAGCCAGCTTAGGGTTATTGCTGAGATTGTGACAGATACAAGTGTTGGCTCTAAGTCAACAGGTCGGCCCGATACTCACGCGGTATATTATTTTGAGATGTCGCGAACAGGTGGCGCTCAAACGGCTTGGTCAAACTCTAAAACAATTGCATACAACTCCAGCATTATAAGCGACTTGTTTAATGACGGTACAGACACTTACTTTGTTTTGTCGCACACAAACGGCATTCGAGGCTCTTTAAGTGGGAACATGGCCTTAATGCAGTCGCCACCCATCACAAACACTGTTAGACCATGGGAGATTGTTGGAGCAATAGGGACCGGTAACAACCCTACGAATTTTACATCAGACACTGCTGCGTCACTCGAGAATAATATTCGACTTTTTACAAGTGTTTCTCGAGTAGGATTAATTTCTACCGGTCTGTATCGTTTTGGGTCAAACCGTTTTACCAACTTGGTAGAGTACACTACGGGAGCGGCGACAGACACCTTTGAAGACGAGGCGCATTCTCCAGCAGTTGTTTCTATAAATCTTGCTCCATCTAGAAAGCATAAA